CTAAATGTTACGTTTTGTGCGTCTGTATCAGCATCTGATCCACCTTTATCAAGTGAAATCATAGTTGCCCATACTCTTACTTTTGCGTTAACTGCAGCAGTAGCAATAGTAGCTCTGATCGCATCAGCAGAACTATATGCGAATGGAGCAGCTAATACAGCCTGTTGACCAGCAGAAGTTGGTGCAACTGCAGCAACGTATTGATCTCCATCAACACTGTCGCCTAATGCAATTGTACCTGTGCCAGTACCAGCTGATAACACATCAAAACCTGCAGCAAGTACAACAGTATTTGCTGGGATTCCAATAATGTCAAAAGTGTCAGTAGCAACGTTAGTTGTAGAAGAGAAATCTACAACCTCTGATGCTATTCTCACAGTATCACTAGATGCTTTGATCTGAGTGTTTGTGTTTGAACTATTATAATCAGTAGCCATAATTTATTTCCTCCTACTTATTAACCGATTGTTATAACACCAGAGAATACAGCGTCATCTCTTAAGATTTTTCTTCCGAAAACGTGTAATCCTCTTACAATGTCAGCGAATGAATCAGGGTCTCTGATTAATTCAGTTTTTGCAATGTGGTTAGCTGTCGCTACAGCAGACATATGTCCGTATAAGAATGCATATTCGTTTGCACCCGCAGAACCAAATGTCTTGTTAGCGTCTGATCCACCAGATACAGCAATTGAGTTAGTCATGTACATGTTAAAACCAAATAACGGTCTGTCAGTAACCATACCGTTTCTGATTTGTGATACACCACCATCATTCAAAATTGATTGATCTGAAAGTTTAGCACCAGCTTTTCTTAATTGTTGAAAGAAAGCAGGCGGTGCTACTAACCATCTATTTTCTTCTGGTACGTCATTCCCATCAAGAACTGTTTTAGCAGCTGAAACTACATCTGCTAAAGTATCTGCAGCAGCATCACCATCAATTGGAGAAGCATCAGTACCTGTATTACCAACTGATGTTGCAGCATTGTCATAGATGTGCTTCAATACGTTGAAGTCATAGTTTCTTTTTAATGAGTATGCACCTGAAGAGGTTGCAAGAGCTTCAAAGTTTACATGAGATTGTCTTTCTTCAATATCATCTACTTTAAAAGCAAAGTATGAACCTTGATCAACTGTCATAGTAATTTGATCGTCAGCTAAGTCTTGTGTAGACACAGCTGTACCTCTTGCATAATCTGCAACAGTGATTGTTGGTTCTTTTATTATTTTAACAGTATCGCCAAAATTTTCAATTTCTCCAGCGTAATCAGTGTTAGTAATGTCTTCTACCACTGATGCTCTTCTGAAGAATTTTTGAACCTTCTGACTAAAAATTTGTGGAGTGAAATTACCTGAAGGTAAGTTTCCGTATCCACCAGCACTTCCAAAAGCCATGGTTGTACCCTCCTTAGTTTAGTTTAGTTGATTGTTTAACTTTGTTCAATCCTACCTTCTAAACGAGCAAGATCAATATCCTTTTCATGTTTCTCAAATTCATGAGGTTTCATTCTAGATATTTCACTTATAGTCCAAACTTTCTTTTTAGGAATTTCAGATTCAGTACTTTTTCTAGTTTTAGAAATTGCTTTAGCAGCTTCTTTTTTAATATCCTTTTCTTCTTTCTTAGATAACGTACTAATGCCACGATCCATTTTATATAAATCAATAGCTCTAGCAGCTAACTTAGAATTGGAAGTATTTTCATACAACCAACTTTGAATAGTAGGATCTTGTAGTTGAGCCCATTCATGAAAATCATCTTTTTGACGAAGATCATTAAAGTCTGGGTGAACCTTAAGAAGTTCTACTTCAGCTTTTTCTCTAGCAATTTGTTCCTGTTGCTTTTGCAAGTTTTGATATTTTTCTTCAACATCTTTTGCTCTAGCATCAGCCTTTGTCATGGCAATTGTTTCTACCATGTCATAGACATCGGGATACTCCTTTTTCCAAGATTCTAATTCCTCTTTAGATTTAGGAGGTGTAAATTGCTGAGTACTTGATTCTAATTGTGTCCGTAAAGAAGAAAGCTCTTCCTTATGTTTTTGAATAGTAGAATCATAGTGTCTTTTCAAATCGTCATAACGTTTCTTAAAGACACGGTCTTCAGCGTTAGCAGGGCGTTCAGCGATAGGAGTAGCCTGATTATCTGTTTGATCTGCAGTCTCTTCAGATGCATCGGTGTCCTTCTGTTCGGTTGCTGCGGTTGCTTGT